GTTGCGGGTCCCTCCCAGCTATTCTGTTAGCTCTGATGGTGCTTCATCGAACACACCAACTTTTGGAGAGTCACACGTAATGAAATCATGGTATTTACGGTATTGAATTTCGATTACACAACTAGAACGTACTGCAACGGTATATCCTGCAAGCACTAAATCACGTAGCGATAACTCAAATATATGCTGTCCATTTTGGCTGGCGCTTAGATAGTAATTCTTTGTTATCTTTCCAAGCTCGGTATACTCAGCCCATCCTGCTATGTGTAAGCCGACTTTGTAAAAGGGGTGTTTCTTTTCTTCGGCTTCTTGCTCTTTTTTCTGTTTGGCCAACAGCTCTTTTATCTCAGCTTGTTGTGCCAATATTTGATTTGTTGCAGGTACTGGAGTTTGCCCTGGCATAGAGGTTTGAGTTGCAACCGGACTATCAGAAACTAACTTTGTATTAGTTTCGTCAATCTTACTTTGTTTCTTAAAACCTAAGTAAAGAAGGAATAGGGCAACGATAAAGAAAACAATAGATCCTTTTATGAACCAGTTGTCATACCATTTTTTAATATCACTTGGTGCAGCTTCTTTTACGCTTTGGTCACTTTTCGTATGAGACTTATAAAACTTAAAATACTTAGCTTCATACTCACGTTCGTGAGTAGCAACAACAGTTGCGTTTGTTGCCGAAGACCCATCATGCACCTTTAGAATGTATTTATCATCCTGACCCATCATTGATTTTTTGATAGCACGATAATGGTTAGCCACTAAGTCGCGTATATCCCTGTCTACTTTTCTAAAGTTTTGAGTAATCAGCATTATGTCGAAACCGTAGTGACGATGCATATCGTAAAACTGTTTTACTTCCTTATCTGTGCCTTGCTGGGGAAGTGCTAAGTGACATTCATCAACAAAGAAGTAAACACGATTACCTTCTTCGTTTTGCCAATCTTCATATTGGAGGTAATGCTCTTTTTTAGAGAACGGGCGTTGCCCACCGTAGTTGTGAAACTCACCGTCAATGACTTCAATTAAGTCACGGCAATACTCACCATAAATAGAACAAAAATGTTCAACATCAAGCGGTAAGTTTGTTACTACTTTTCGTTTGTGTTCTGTTACTGTCGGGATGATATGGCGGACAACTGCTTCATAGCTTTTGCCGCCGCCTGTTTTACCAGAGATACCATGAATCATGATTAACTCCCTAATCTAACAAATGGAATTAACTGCAATAAGAACCGAATACCTAATGAAATTATTATCATGCTCATTGCTTGAGACAGTCCTAACGATGAGGCATAANNNTGAAATTAAAATAAACACTTTAAGAATTGCTAATAGGCCAGCATCAGGAACGGGAAGTTCAGAACAACCAAAATCCATAAATTGACCTAAGTTAAAACAAATACTGGTATCAGGTGCAGCGCCGCCGCCATTGAACTTAAATTGCTGTAAAAATTGATAGGCTTCTGTTTGCTGAAATTCACCTGACTTTTCTTGCCATACACCCGCAAAACCTTCTTCATATTCTGATTCATAAAAACTCGATGCATTCTCAGGGTTAAAGGAATCACCAATCTCAGTTTCAGAAATGGATTTAAGGATTTCAGCTGTGTTTTCAGATGCGCCTAATGTGTTATTTGCTGTCTTAGCGGTATTGGATGCAATGGCAGCCAATGAGCCATTCCCTTTAATTTGCTCTTTAGTCATGCCCTCGATACCCGTTTTAATCCCCGTTAATCGAGAGTTGCCAACGCCTAACTTTTTATCCAAGCCATAAAGAAGGTTATTCGTTTTAGTTGAATCGGGTGTTTCATCATTCGGGTCGTTTGGGTCTTTTGTATCAGAACCTTTTTCGGGGTCTTGGTTTTGGTCTGGAATACCGTCACCATTTGAATCAGGATAAGCACATACATACTGACCATCTACAGAGCCACAACCAGCAGGGCATTGGTTCATAATTTTGTCGCCACCATCACCCGCGACAATAATTCGATTGCACACATCATTCGGATTTACAGGGCATATAGCATAAGGGTCTGTTGAACCAACAGTTGCACATGCATTAGGGTTATCAGCGTTATCCGGTGGTGTTATGTCGGGCTTAGGGTAGGTAGGTTCTTCACCAGTGCATTGTTCACCAGTTTGTTCAAAGCCTGAGCCGAAAGGGTTTTGCTTAAATTTGCATTGTGAACCACTTGCTGTTGTGTAACAAACTGAACCTCCAGCTGGTACGTTTAAACTATCATTTGGTGGTAAAAAACTGTTATTACCAAATTCATCACAATCACTTGGGTCTGGCTCTGGTGTGCCAATTGGTTTACCACACATCATTGAAGAGCCAGAACCAACAGCAATAGTATGAAGTGGATTACCGTCAGGTGGACACGAATAAAAGTCAGACGATTGAGTCTTGTAAACACGCGCACCCATTGCAACGACATTGTTTTTCCAAGCAGTTGATTGGTTTTCATCTGCTTTAAAATTAAAGTCAACATACTGATAATTTGCATCATTCCTTGTTACGTTCTGTGTATCAAACGTATAGGAAATACCAGCATACGCACCGACACCTTGCCACGTATTTTCTAAACAAGCTGATGCGTCAGTGCCTTGAATAATAGTTATAGACTGGCGACTGTTGTATAAAGGGTATCTATCTGTGATTAGCTTATAACATTCAGTGTAACCGGTTACTTGTTCATTCTTAGCGGGAATTAAAGAATCAGGGTTGTATTCATCCTCATTCGAAGAAACAAAAAAAGCGCTAAAAAGCGCCATTGCATAAAGAGTTTTTTTCATTGGCTGCTATCCCCAACCGAAATTTTTACAAACTATGAAACCAGTTAAAGCCCCTATCAATGCACATATTGTGTAGATAAGGGCGACTATTAGGCCGCCCATATTTTTATGCCTTAAGCTTTAGCAACTGCACGCTTGGCAAGAGTGATACCCTTGTAAGCGAGTGCAACGCCAACGATTAAAACACCAGTTGCACCTACGAACGTTGCAACGCCTGCCATATCTACTGCTGCGAAAATATCAGTCATGTTGATTTCCTTTTAAAGTTTGTTTATTACCATTCGGGCTGCTTTTACTTTAAATGACAAAAACCCGAACAGAACGACGAGGCCAAAGCCCCAAGTAAATGACTCTCCAATCTCAAGAGCCGTTATCTGAATGCTTTCAACATAGGCCGCCGCATCGTGGCTAGGAACTAGAACATAGCCTGAGCATTGTTCGAGTGTTTCAGTTGTTGCGGTCAACGTGCCGTCAGCATTTAGATAAATACATTGCATGGTTAGCTAACCAGTTTTACATCTGAAACAACGTTACGAGACATGTTTTCTGGGTCAGGTTGAAGTGTTAAATCAACCTCACAAATACCGTGTTGGTCTAAGATGTTTTTAAACTTGTTATACAAAGACTGCTCATCAAGGATGTTTAAAGACTTTGGTTCAAAGCCGCATTTCTGGATTTGGTGGTCACCTTGGATAAAGTCCTTTTCAGGTACTAAGTAGCTGATAGACGAAAACGCGTAGTGCTTAGGTGCGCCAGTTTTTTGTGAAATGCCTTTACCATTTGCGGCAGATAATAGGGTTACTTTCATGGGGCTAACTCCATTTGATTTGGTGGTGATATACAGGCCTGATTAATAGAGTCGGGGATATCCCACGGGTTAAGGCCTTTGGTTAATTGGTTAATAATTTCGCTGTCAGGCAGTTCTTTAACGTGACGTAAGAAATTTAAAAACTTGCCGTAAGACTGTGCGCAATAACGTTCGAGTCTTTCAGCAACAAAAATTCCACTTACTTTTGGTTTACGTGTGGTGGTTTTAATCTCAAGACGTTTAGCGCTAACAAACTCAAAAGCAGGGTATGCAGCAGCAAAAACGGCATCGGTATTGAGAAGTGCATCCAAGGAGATAACACGGTCAATAGACCTAAGCTCAAGCTCAGCACGCACCCAATTAGGTTGAGTTTCACTTTGCATTTGCTTGCCTTTTTCATAAATACGCGCCATTTTTCCATTTTTGCGACTTCCTACATAAAGCGTGTTTCCGCCATTGGCCACGCAGTCATAACGTTTTTGCCAACCGTGTTTTTTCTTCCATAGCGCTTGTTGCTCATTAGATAATTTTTGCAGTTCGCCAGTTTGAATCCATGAGAAAGAGGGCGCTTGGTTCGTTTTACAGAAGCCGCCTTCTTCAAGATTTTGGAAGTAATTTAGAACGGATTTTTCGCCGTCATAGTCATCGTAAGCAATATCCAAACGGGTGATTTTTACGTTCGGCATTTTCTTAAGCATGGCGTGAAGTTTTGGAATATCGAGACCCGCACAACCTGCGCCAGAGAATGAAATCATCACGCCGCCATTGTTAGCACCCCAAGCAACAACGCCCGAATTTACATCATGACGGTAAAGGGTTGCTGACTTTTCATAGGTGAACATGCCGCCTGAG